CAAGACGAGCTATCTTGGTCAAATTGAAAAGTCTAACCAAAAAATAGATGCGCTTGAAATCAAAGTTGATCGCATGGGCGCTGCTTTGAAAAAGAGTGATAGTGCGCTTTCTGCCGCTATAACAGAACTCCGTATTATCAACACAGTTAAAAAACTATGAGGACTCTTATCGTTGTCTTTTGTTTTTTCTTGTTAGCTGTAGAAATTTCATTTCCTGTAGGTGCAGTTACTACTCCTCAAATAGATGAGATTGAGATAATGATGGCGAAAATCAAGAGCAACTTGCAGATGGCATCTCAAGTAACTCAAATGGCACAGGCTAAAAGTGCAGCACTTGTTGCACAAAAGCAAGAGGAGAAAGCTGAATTGAAAGAAGCCGTTGTTGTTGCTGAGGCAAAGGTAGAAGAAGTCAAACACGTGGTGGAAGAAATGGAGCACAAGGTTGAATTTTACGCTGTTAAAATGATTGGCAGTGGCGTTGACACCTCTTATCAAGAAGTTAGTTTCGGAGGCCCAATATACGAGGCTTACTTGAACTACGTTGAAGAGGGAGGAAAAGAAGAGTTTGATTATTTCAGAATGTATATATGGCAGCAAAAGTAAAATCAAGCAAAGAGGCTGCCAAGTGGAAGCCAAAGGCACCAATCAAAAGACCGGGTGTTGTTTCTAAGAAGAAGAGCTCTTCATTAAAGACTAGTAAGAACTACGTTAAAAAATACCGATCACAGGGAAGAAAATGAAAGATGCTTGCTACACAAAGGTCAAGGCCAAGTACGCTGTGTTCCCTTCTGCGAGGGCATCACAAGCAATTGCCAAGTGTAGAAAGTCATCTGGAAACGTAAAAAAGACAAAGGCAGGTTCAGATCTAAAAAGATGGGGAGCAGAGAAGTGGGTAGACACCAAGAGCGGTAAAGCCTGTGGTGCTGGTGGTAAGAATGAGTATTGCCGTCCGTCAAAAAGAGTTTCATCAAAAACCCCAGTAACCAAATCAGAATTAAGTCCATCTAAATTGGCTGCAAAGAAAGCAGAGAAATCAAGAGTTGGTATGGGTAAAAGAGTTACTAACATCAAAAAGAAATGATTGGCGGATTCCTATTTGGGTTATTATTTGTTACCTTTACAATAGGAATGTCCTACATCATTGGAGAATACATAGATAAAAAAGATGGCAAAAAATAAAATCATAGCAAAGAATAAAAGACCAGCTTCAAACAAAGCCACAGGACGCGATTACAGCTACGATAAAGAGTATCAGAAGGGCAAGGTATCATATCGTCAAGAACTTAACGCAGAGGCCCGCAAAAAGGGTATTTATGGCAAGAGAGCAGCCAAGGGTGTTGACCTCTCACACAAGAAAGATGGAAAGATGGTATTAGAAAAGAAAAGTACCAATCGTGCCCGTCAGGGAAGTAATGGTAAGTCTACCAAGAAGTCCTAAAAAGAAACCTCTCTCCAAACTTTCATCGCTTTTCCATTCTGATAAATAATCATTGGGATTGTTTTCTTCTGAGGTGCAGCATCAACTTTCTTCTTGAGTTTCTCCATCATATCCTTGTGATAAATTTCACAACCAACAATCGCATCCAACAAATCCGTATTCTCTGTGATGTAAACCTTCGCTTCTTCGATTATCTGCATTATATAAACAGACTCAAAGTTTTTCCTCAAGTAATCAATCAAGTAAGCATTTGCCCTCTCTGCGGTGTGGTCATTCTTATACCAACCGTAAGGTCTGTCTTTACTAAAGAATGTTTTGCCTAAGTTTCTTGGAGAAGGAGCCAGTAGATCTTGGCGATTGTTTGTTCGGTATGTATCCAAGATAACGCCACCTCGGTTAATCTCAATCATAACCTTAGCACCACCAAAGTAATCCTGTAGGTTGATGTTGTTGCTCATGATTAAATCAGGGTCAGCAGCACGTTCTTTGTAGAATCCAACGTATGTATTAGTGTCTAAGTTCTTGATTGCTATACAGTTATCAGAACCATCTCCCAGCTTAGATGAGATGAATGGAATCGGGTCCATCCCTGCGATGTATTTGTGATTTGGATTGTATCTTTCCAGAAGTGTAAACTTTCCTTCTTTGTCAGGCTTAACTTGGAGTTCGCCACTCATGTCCTTGTAGATGATACATTTTTCAATCGGTGGGGGCTCAGATAAAAGAATCCTCTCTTGCTGATTTAATTTATGAATAACATCCACAGGTAAAGCACCATGAGATGTAGAAGAAAACACTTCATTGATATCCAACGGATACTGCTTAATAAAAGAATTCAAGAACGACTTATCTTCAATCCTATCTAACTTCTCACGAGTCTTATTAATCCACTCGGTTGCACCTTCAATATCAGAATAGCCATTAGGACAGAAGTTAAGAATCTTTCCTGTCTCTCTACCATTCTCATCAATCTCAGGGGCTTCCATGATACCCATATTTCCAGGAAGGAATACAGTCAACAGATTCAAGTTCTCTGCGTTCTTCCAAAGGTTGTTTGCAAGTTTCTGCCCCACACTAGTTGATTCTCCTGCGCTTCCACCTATGACGATTGGCGCTACCTTGATAAAACCAGATTTTACACTGGCCTGAGCTGATTTATAAACCTGATCGGCTTTACTATGCAACATACACTCATCAATCAATACGTGCATCGCGCGATACGCCTCAAGTGAAGTGGGAACGTCCTGTGTTTCTCTTGTTATAATCTGAGAATCCAATCCGCTAATCTCACCAGTCTTTTGGTCTTTTACGCCCATGTGTAAATATCCGACTTGTCGAGTTGAGATAATATCAGGCTTGATATAAGGATTCAGATTGTCATAAATGATTCTTGTCTTTTCTTTGAATAGAGTTTCCAAACGAGTTTTATCCGCACTTGTAATCAGCGAAGTGGAGCCTGGGTTCATAAGGGCAATCCACATTGGAGCAATTCCTCCAAAAATTAACGATAGACCAATCTCTCGCCTCTTTGTTACAAATAAGTCATGGTTTGTATTTCTTGCATTTATGTACGCTTCGTAAATTAATTCATCTACGTCTCTCCAGATGGGACGTTTTCTAAATCCTCTGGCATCTTTAATCATGCATTGTGTGAGTGCAAAATAGTGAATGCCGGTTAGACCAAACTTTCCTTCGTGCCAATTCTCCATTTCATTACCCCACCAAATATCTTTTTCTTTATTTGTTGCGTGTGGATCTAATCCATATTTACTAAACCATTCGTTATATTCGAACCTTGGTAGTTTCTTGTTTTCTATAATCTCAATCATAACCGTTTAGCAGATGAAATCCTATCCAAAAATGATACGCTTTCGTCAACAATATCTTTTTCGGGATATGCCTCTAACTTAGCCAATTTCAATGACTTATTAATCTTATCTCCTGCTTGCAATAGTTGAAAAATACCCTTTTGGTATTCGTCGTCAAGATTTAGGGTCTTGTCCTTTACAGCATCCATTAACTGTTTTGAAGCAGATACCAGCGTAGAATAGAAGTCTTTAGCAGGGTCTGAGTCCTGTAACCTTATTCTTTCGATAGCATCTGCTTCAGATATTCTATTTTCCTTTAGGAACTTTTGGAGTTTTTCCATCTTTAATAGATTTGATCTTTTTCTTTTGGTTTTCTATTTGCTTCTGTGCTTTGTTTTTAGCCTCATCATTCTGAGTCTGCTCATAGAATTCCCACCAACCGAAAAGTTTTTCAAGTTCTTTTACTTCGTTATTTATATTCGCCATAAGTTTATTGCTGTTTTCCAAAATTCTAAATCAAATTCAAGCATGTCTCCCTCAAGTATTTCCCACTTCAAAGACTTAACTAGTTTGAAAAGGTTTGCCAATGCGTGTAGCTGTGCTACTGAAGGGTTGCTTACATATTTATACTCTCCGTTTACTCCTCCGTGAATTGCTAGGTGAATTTCGGTCTGAGGCCTCAGAACATGAATCTTTCCCTCTCTATCAAGAAAGTGGGTAAACAAATCTTCTTTGTGTCCCAATCCTCCTATGTGATAAGTAGGAGTGTCAAGTTTAGGCTTCTTTCTAGCATACTCCAAGACCTCAGTAGCAACTAATCTATCTTCGGGTCTTGTGTATGTCCAATAGACGTAGAGTTTCATAACTTAGACCATGCTGGAGGTTGTGCATATGCCGAGTCGGGGTGAACAAACTCTTCGTTTGATGAGTTGTGTTGAATCATTTTACTCAAATACCATTGGGCTTTTTTCAAATCTTCAAGTCCACCTTTTTCCTCAAACCGCCAAATGTATTTAAGAATGTTAGCGGTGCACACCGCATCCAATCCTTTTTTATTAACTGTGGCGGCTTCAATTGCATCGATTGCCTCGATTTTGCCTTGTCTATAGTGTGATGGGTTAATGTTGTCTTTCATATTACAAAATTTTGCCGTTGATAATCTTAAAGTTTTCTACGTGAAAAGAAAGGTCTTCGTTTACGGTTACATACGCGAATCCGTTTGCCCATTTAGTGAAAGCATAGGGGCGATAGTCGGGACTCAAATTACAAAGACAACCCATTGACCAAACTCCAACCTGCTCACCTCGTAGGTTACTTTCAGAGTGGTGAGAAACTTGGTGGTAATGACCCACTATTGTTGACGCTTTTGCTTTCAGGAACATACCACGAGCAGGGTTTACGGGTGAGAATACACTCTCTCCCAACTCGTGCCCATGAAGGACTGTTAATTTGCCTAAATTAATCATCTCTCTATTCACAGGAATGATTCTGTATTCCTCTAATCGCAACAATGACTCCAAACTGATGTCATTTAAATCAGCCAGCTCTCGTGCATTTCTCAACACATAGGCACGCATGCGCTCCTCGTGGTTTCCTATCTTGTAGAAAATGGCTTGTGTTGGGAACAGCTCTCTCAGGTATTGAAAGAAGTTTCTTCCCATTTCTAATTCTTCTGAAATCTTGGGTCTCCGAATCTCCTTAGAGAAACGAGATACATCGTAACAATCCAAGATATCACCATTAAGAATAATTGTATCTACTTCATGAGACACCCCATATTCCAAAGCAGCAGCAAGTGCATCTTCGTCATGGAAGGGCAAGTGGATATCAGAAAGAATCAGATACTTTCCCTTACCTAAATTCACAGGCTCCATGTTTTCAGCCTTAGATACGATGTTCAGTTTTGCTAATCCCTCTTTTACAGTTGAGTGTTGTATTTCAGTGACATGCCCGGCAGAAATTACATTTTTTAGGTGGTCTTTTCCGCTGGCTCCTTTATAATATCGAATTGTTGAGCGTGCCATTTCAACGTCAGCAAATAATCCTTCCTCTCGTGTAAAAATCATACTTGCCAATGTTCTGTTTGGCAAGTCAGGAAATTGTGCGATATAGCTCAATACTATATCTTGCTTTGTGCTTTTCATTTCTTTATGAATATGGTTGCAATGATACCAATTAAAAACGAAATAACCAAGTACCACCAATTGATGATTTCTTTGGTGTGAATTCTTCCTGGAACCTTTACCTCGTAAGGTATTGTATCTCTGTAAGTTATGGTATCGGGCTTAACTGTTACTCCGAAGAAATCACCTCTCCTTTCGATGATCAATTTTTCGGTCTCAATAATAGTATCGTGTTCAATTATAAATGAATCTTTATACTCAGGCACCGGTACTTTAACTTCTCTGATGATTGTATCCTTTACGATTACCGTATCGGTCTCGACTAAATACGGATATTTGCGTATCAAACGGTCATATCTTTTCTTCGGAGTGCCACACGAAATTACCGTAATGCACATTGCGATAAATATTGTTCTTTTCATAGTGCAAATATAAGGTTTATACTTACATATCTACTATAAACAAAAACCCACACTACTGTCAAATAATGTGGGTCTTCTCGGATAATTACCGAATTGTGTCCAGTAAATTTACATAAAAACTGGACTTACGACACCTCGCATCCCGCACCACCACAAGCGGCTTGGTCATTGAGCTTTGTGTTGTCGCTAATTTCTACAATATTTGCGACATTAAGTTCAGATAGTCCCTTGCTTAATGTTGTGTATTGTTCCTCAGTAATCGTCTCAAATGGAGTCTGTTGGTATGAACCCAAATCTTCAGGAAGAAAAGACAGACCGTTGTAGAAGTTTTGATTATCCCACAACCACTCGCCTACTTCTGCCCACTCATCTTGCTTGATGGTTACAGTTGCACTTACGTTGTGTGTATTGTTTCCTTTCTTGTGTCCTGGATTAATCCAATTCTCGTGTAAGTACTTCACCCTTTCCAAAAATGACAGGGCGGTCTCAGACTCTCTTGTAATTGCTCCCTTTGGTGCAGCCACAGGAATAGAGATAACCGATTGAGATTGAGGCTTCATAACATCGTCCTCAATAAGTTCAGGATGGTGAAGAGAAAGGTATGTGTATATCGCCTCGTTTTTACCTACACGTATTCTACGAATGTAATACTCATCATGCCAAGCATGTACACCCGATGATGTACCGAGTACCAAAGAAGAAGTTCCCGATGGTTTCACGCAAGTAATACGAGCGGCAGAGTTGATTCCAATCTTATTGGCGAACCACTCGTTTGCTACAGCAGCAAATCCTGCGGCCTCACCCAAGTCTAATTTCATAACTGCTCCACTAGCAATACCTGTCATACCAATTCCAAGTAACGCTTCTTTCTCAGTAGTCTTTTGCCAAACTGAACGCAAGTAATGAAAATCAGTGTATGATGCCTGAAGAGTACCAATGACAGCAGCGTGATGAACACGAGTATTCAAATCATCTTGATCAACAATGTCAGAGGCGTTTACTTCCACCAAGTTACAAAACTGAAACGGTTGAAGTGCAATCTCACAACAAGGGTTAGTTCCCATATTTACATCGTTAGAAAAGTAAAACCCAGGCTCACCACTATTACTCAACTCAACCTTTTTCCAAAGATTTAAGAAAGACTCCTTATCAACTACTCCATTTCTCTCAATGACTGCGCTGTTGTTAGCACGACCACGCTGAGGATTCAACTCCCACCAATTACCAAACTTGCAGGTCAACATATCCTCATCATTATAATCAAACAAGGCAATCATTGCAGATCTACGAATACCACCGCTCAATACAGCATCAGCAATGTGACAAAGGATATCGTGACAATCAACCGATGTCAATCTTTCTCCGTCTTGCTTGCGGTCAAATATAGCCTCAATGTGAACTAAGCACATCTTCAACGGCTCAGGACCAGGAGCGATTCCTCCACCTGTTTTAATTGGTTCTCCCTTTGCGCGGATAGAACGGTAATCAAAGTTAGGCTTCCAACCACTCTGTCCAAAGTAAGCCTTAACCAATACTTTTACTGCATCTGCCCAACCCTCAAGAGAATCGCCCACCAAATATCTACGGGTCTTTTCTGCTCTTTTGACTGCGGGAAGTTTGTCAATGTCGTGCTTTTGTACTGAGTACCCAACTCCTGTTCCACTCAATAGTAGGAACATCGTTTCGTTGAACGCTCTGTAATCGTCTATTGGCAAATAAGAACAGTTGAATAGTCTTGTGTTATTTAATTCGATTGGCTTTCCACCAAATTGAAGTGACCGCATAGAAGGAAGTATCTTTTTATCGTAAACATACTGATATGCCCTTTCAATTGTTTCCGTGTGTTCGGGAAACTTGCGCAAGTGCATTTCTTTGTTTCTGTCCACGAGCTCTTTCCAAGTCTCTCTTCTTTGTTTTTCTGGATTGTACTTGGCATATTTCATCCAAACTGTAATGTCCGATAATATTTTATGTTCCGTATTCATAAGTTAATAATTAAAAAAGTGTTAAAAAAGTGTTAGTTGTTGTGGTTCAATTTCATCAATAATCTTTTTGCATTCGATACCGAAGAAATGATAATCTATTTGGTAATCTTCCCAGTTTTCTTTCTCTTCGAAGTAGTTACACTCTCGTGCAAATCCTCCTGCCAAAAGGCTATTGAGTCGTCCGTCAACATTTTGTTTGAACACGGAATCACCCGTTGTAGTCGGAAGAAACCGCATAACTTTGCCAAGATTCTTGATAACCTTTTTGCCTTCCTCAACCGTGTGGACTTCTGCGTGCCAACCCCTAGTCGCCTTATATCTTCCGAAAAAATCATAAATGTTACGTGCATCAAAGATAGTATTTTTTATTGGAATTTTAGATACGAAATACTTCTCTAACGCCTTTGGTACAATCAGGTAAGAGTTGTCTTTATGCCAGTCTTTTTCTGTTTCAAAGATGCCTTTTTTCTTGACCTTGCCTTCAACTGACTCGGCTAAATAGTTATTAACATCTCGTATGACCATTTGTTTATACTTGCTGTCTTCAAGAATCAACCCCGTGAGTTTCATGAATCGCTGATTTATCTCCTCGATTCTTGCGATGCTGTTCTTGTGTACTCTTACTGTGAGACCATCTGTATTGATCTGTAACAGTTGAACATTCTTTACGTTTGTCATGTATGCCTCAGCCAACATTGTAAGTAAGAGTTGTCCGTTAACTGTAATCCGATAGAAATAATACCTATCAAAGAAAGCACTTGTTGATTCTCCTGTCTTTCCAAAGATTCCATTCAGTGCAAGTTTTAATCCTGCTTGAACAACATCATCTCCCGCTTTCTGCGCCTCTACTCGGTCATCGAATATTCTTTTGTAAGTATCAATGAATACTTCTTGAGGAATATGTTTGGGGTGAAAGTTATTTGTGATGGCGATGTTTGGGTAGTAAGACTTTACGTCAAAGTCAATAATTTCATACTCATCATCGGCTTCGTATTTACCCGCAGGAATACATCCGTGAATGCCGCCTACTCCGTAGTGAAAGTGAAAGCCCTTGAATATTACCGTGTGTTTGAACTTTGTATCCTCGGTTACTACGGTTCTCTTAATTGAATCTAATAGGTATTTGAATTCTTTATTCTGAAACTTGATGTAAGGAATAACACAATCTTCTAAGTAAACAGCCTTGTCATAGCGAACTTTTTCTTTCAAGTCTTTCTTATCTAATCCACTGGCTGCCTTGATGTATCGTAGGAAGATTTCTTCTCCTATTGAAACATCGGGTCTGTTCAAGAAGTTAGCTTTGTACATCTTTGAGAATGCACGACGAAACTCTATCTTCTCACTACAAAGGAAGTAGAACTTACGAGTAGAAAGAACATCGTTTAAGTTGTAAGACAAAACAGATTCAACTTGGTCTTCGGTAATCTCCTGCTCGTGGCTGATGGGCATCTCTTGTACGTTGTACCAACCCATAGCAACCTGTAAGGACTTGAGCGAGGTACGTCTAGCCTTGTTGTTGTAGTGATTAATTAAGTAAAGGTCGAGTTGATTCTTCATCTTAGTTCGTGGCTTCTCGTTATCTTCCTTTGTGATAAACTGTTGCACGAATATGTAAATCGAATATGCTACATTGTGACCCGGCATGTCCTTGTATCTGTCAAGGTTGTCAACGATGTGGTCCAACACAACAGCATCAAATCCTACGTTATTAAAGCCAACCATTGTCATTGGCTGATCGAGATACTCAACCAACTTTTCTGCATCGTTATTCCAAGGCGAAATTGTGAATACGACTGGGGTCTCAGAATCCTCTTCTATATCCGTATAGGAGAAGAAGTTCCTCATTGTTTCAATATCATAGATTACTGTTCTCATCGAATGTTAAATAGCTTTGTGAATAAAGGATATCAAGTAGTCGTTCAAATCTACCATCTTCCGAATAGCGTCCTGTTAATTTATCAAAATTGTATTCTACTGAACCAAGTTGTCCCCTGAAGTGATACTTCATCTTCTGTACATGTAACGACACAGTGTGGTCTTGTGCTTGGTCTGTGTAATCTCTATGTATTGCAATACCCACATCAGGAGCATTGAAGAAGTGAGAACTCTGTGCAATATCATACAGCCTCGGTACAGCATACTGACCGTTGCTCTTCTCCATCTTGCGAGGGTGAGCAGCCAGTGTGATGTTGATGTTGTATTTGAGTGCTGTCTTTTTCATCTTACGAAGCATCTCACCGATTCTTTCGTGGGCACTCTCTTCTTTGCTTTGAGTGTCGATGTAGTTGAACGGGTCAATACACAAACAATCAATCCCGTATCGCTTAATCATCGTAACGGTCAAGTCTAATATGTGATTGAGGCTAAACTCTTCCATCTCTTCTACGTTAAAGAAGAAGAAGTGCTTGTCCAACTTAGCCATGATAACCTTAATCTCTTCGGGTGTCATAGTTGACAACGCTTTACCTGAGATTTGTTCAGCCATACGAGAAAGTTTGAGAGGTGCTACGTTCTCAGGTGAGAAGATTGCAAACTTCCAATCAGATATAATCGCAAGACGTGCGTACATGTAGTCCAACCAAGTGCTCTTACCTGAACCTGGAACGCCCGTAAGTACTACGAGTTCACCCTTGTTCCAAGTCAAGTGCTTGTCTGTCTGAGTCATAGCGACAGTTTCACCTCTTGGGTAGCCGCTCTTTGAGAAGTCAACAACTTGCTGAATATAATCAGACGAGCGTGCTATCTCCTTAATTGGGATGGGTTGGGCCTCAGAATATAACTTCTTAATGGCTTCTACTCCATGTGCCTTGAGTACATCATTGGCATCCTTAGCATCTTCAGGGAACTGAATTATAAAAACATTTGATTGATCAAATCGTCTCGCAAGGTCTTCCTTGAGTTTTTGTCCCGGAGTATCATTGTCAGCCGCAATAATAATCTTTTTGTTTTCGAAATGAGAATACGTATCATCTAACCATTGTAAATTGTTAACTCCTTTGCTTGCTCCGTTGGGACAAGAGACAGCGAATGGGTATCCTGCTTGATACCAAACCATTGCTTCTTCTTCTCCTTCACAGATAATAATCTCACTGCTGTCTTTGATTCCATTTAGATTGTAGGGGATTTTCTTTGCTCCACTAACCATCTTGAACTTCTTGTCTGACGTTTTGAATTTTATATTTACTAATTCGTCTCCGTCATAGTAATTAAAGCAAATGACCTTGTGTTTCTGCTCATCTTGTGGCATCCACTCAACTGACATCGAGACACCAAAGGCATCTACAGTTTCCTGCGAAATGCCTCTGGACTCGAAGTATTTAGTCACTCTGCTATCGGGTGCATCTTTCTTGGGTTCGGGCTTGGTGTATTGCTTTACATTAGCTACAGAACCTTTCTTTTGGCAATGGTGACACTTGAATAGTCCCTCGTCTATGTTTACAGAGAGTGATGGGTCTGAGGCTTTCTTTCTTGTGTGGGCACACCAAGGACACTGTGTCTTGATGATTCCACTGAAGTGTCCTTTAGTATCAATGCCGGCTTTTGTTAATTCAGATTGGTAACTCATAATTTATATTATGAATTCGCGTTGTCCTCTTACGGGAAACTTCCAAGTTTTGATTGCTGCTTTCCAGCTTTTCATTTTGTTCTTCCCAATCATCCATCCTTTTGATTCATAGAAGTTCCAAAACTTCTCTGCTTCTTGTTGGTAGTTTAGTACGTTTAATGAGTTGAGATACAGCGCAATCTCTTCCATTGTTGGTGGCTGAAATCTTTTGGTTAAGGTCTCAGATTCCTCTATCTTTTCAGACAAAGAATAAAACAGGTCATCCAAGTGAGACCACTCTCCTTTTGTTTCTTTCTCAATCAATCCCTTCAGGATTAATTTAATAATTTGATAGTCTTCGTTTTTCATTTTAATTAGTTTTTGGTTTAATCGAAACTCACTCCGTTGTTAGTCATAATGTCTCTAAAGTCATCTCTTAGTTTATACAGAGCTTCTACTACCTTCTCGTCATCTTCATCGGATGCATACTTAGTACGTCTTCTAAGTTCTTGGTCCAACTCCCAACATACTGAATACCATTTAAATGCGTTAACAGCCAGTTCAAAGTCTGATCTTTCTTCGTTTAAGTCAAATATTAGTTGTCCTTGTGCCATAATTCGTATGTGCTATTACGGGTTTTAAACTTAATGTAATTATCTTCTTGTTCGAGTATCTCTGTGATATCTGTAGTCATCCAAGTAAAAAAATCATTGAAGGGTGACATCAGCAAAGAACGTCCAACCTCAGGCTCGCTGTGTCTGTCCTTGCCCCGACGGTCTTCGTTCCATTCAAGCCACATGATATCTTTTGACTTTTTGGTGAGACCGTCATGTTCACGGACTAACTTCCAATTAAATTCGTTTTCAATTACTTCTTGCTCGATAGCAATCTTCAAGACATTATCTTTCATCAATGTCATTGGTATTTTAGTTTGTTTTATCTTGCTCATTGTTTAAAAGGTATCATTAAGGTAATCAGCAAATCTCTTCGCCCATATTTCTTTTTCAAAACTGCACACCAATTCTTGTTCAAAATAAACCCGCCAAACAAATGCTCCGTTTACGGTGGCTTTCACGATTCTTGCTTTCATGCTTTAGGTTAATAGGTCTTTAAACTTTTTTCTTTTGTCAACAATAGATGTTCTGTGTTTCTCCTTGTCAAGTTCAGGTACTCGTTTAATCATGCTTTCTTGCAGGATATCTGATGAACTCGTTTCGAGGAAGTCTACAAAGGTAATGTATTTTGATAACTCTGTCCAAGTAGATTTTCTAATTACTTCTGATGCTTTTTCATAACTAGCCGAATCGTCATAAACCATTTTGTCGCTGACTATATCTGATAGCATATCAGTACGATAGCGTAGATAATCATCATCGGTTATCTCAAAAATAAATCCACTGGGAGTGTAGATTAATATCTTTTCCCATTCAAATGAGTCCTTCATATATTGTGTTGTTTAGTATTTTGGTTATTGTTGTTGATTCTATTCTGCCACCCTTCTTGCCCTTGACTCCTTGTTTGTTTAACTCACGGGCTATGTCTTTGAAAGTGAGGCCTCCCTCCCTTAAATCGTAAACCGTCTTTACTATCTTCATCTCACTATCATCAGGTATTAGTTTCCCTTCAACTTTATGAAAGCCCAATGGGGTAACGCCACAATAAACCTTGCGTTCTTTCTTGAGGTGTGACATAACACTTGTGATTAGTTCTCCTCTTTGATTGGATTCAAACTCAGCAAACGCTGCAATCATCTGAAGCATAAGTTTACCGTGAGAGGTACGGGTATCTACTTGAAAGTCCTGCGTATAGAATGCTACGTCTTTCTTTTCGAGGAAGTCAATCCACTTGAGGGTATCTTTTAGATTCCTACCGAATCGCGATAGGCTATACACAGCAACCACATCAATCTTCTTTTGTTCAGCCAACTTAATCATCTTCATGAACTCAGGGCGATTCTCAAATCTTTTACCTGATACGCCTGGGTCTGAGAATTGATAACGAATTTCGTAGTCGTTCATCTTACAGAACGCATTGAGTTTTTCTAACTGATTGTCTAACGATGAGCCGTCTTCAACTTGGTCAACGTGCGACACTCTCGTGTATATCGCTGCTACTTTCTTCATTTTTAGTTTGCTTTTCTTTTAATTTTCCAATTGATGATTTGATGATTTGATTCATAATTGTATTGTAGTCAACCCCAATGGTGTTGGCGTATGCAGCCAGTGTTGTTGAGTTTCTTCGGGTCATTGTAACATTGAGTAACTTGTTAGGCTTTCTTTTTGCGAATGCCTTTCTAGATAATCTAACTCTGTGCTTGATGCAGTAGTAGTAAATCAAATCAGAAACCAAAACATCCACATCCCTGAAATCAAATTTATGTGCAATTTGATGCAGTTGATCGTACAATCCATTAGGGATACTGATGGTTGTTTGGTGTTTTGATTTTTGTTTTCTTACTTTCTCCATCTTGTCCAGTATATCCAGAATCCCAATAGCCCAATGATTGTAAAGTCTACAATACAGGGTGCGAAGTCAGACCAAAAGTTCTTTATTCTAATCAATAGTAAACGTAACCTCATTGTCTTTTATATTTATTTTGTTTACGATCATGTTATCCTCACACTGAAAGTAGTAGGCAAGATTAGAACCCAATGAAATGTATGGTCCTCCACTTGGGTCTACGAATTCAATCACATCATCCTTAGACTTGACATGCTTGGAGTATCGATTAAAGAAATCATAGTCTACTTCCATCTTTCTGTCAAACTCATCACGAGTAAGTTCCTTGTCTTTCTCTGCCTCGTTGGTCATGTAAACGATGTAGGCTGTGTCGTAATCGTTAGCAAAACCATAACGCATACCCATGTCAAGCATACCTGTCATCTTAACCGTACTTCCTTCTTTCTCGAAACGAATGATATCGTTGTAACGATTACGTCTCTCA